ATCCTGTTGCTTCAAGAGATTGCCAATCTGCTCAGCCAGCAATTCTTTGTAGTTTGGATGGCAGCCGCCAGCCGCAGCGATAGCCTCGGCGGCATCGCAAGCTGGGCAGCAAAATGTTTCCGTCAATTCAAAAGCACATACCGTGCAGGTTTCGTTTTCCATGTTGTCCTCCTCCGCATAGAAATACAGACCCCTTTACATATCGCAAGCAATTTTTTATGAGGGCTGCACATTTTGTAGAAAGGTGTTTGCATGACGTTGAGCCAAAAGGCTGTTTCCCGCATTTATGGGCGCGCTGCCGAATATAAAATCACCGCCAAGGCTCTGGCCGAACATTCCGGCATTAGCAGAGTGACTTTGAGCAACTGGCGCAATGACCGCAGCGCACCATTGCTTGAAGCATTCCTGACCGTTGAGCGGGCGCTTGAAGAAATGATTGCGGCCAAGACCAATGGCTAAATTTAGTCGCGGCTCTAAATATGGCGCGACCAAGGCATTCTGCGCGCAGGGCCATAAGCATGACAGTAAACGAGAGGCGAAGCATTGCGATGCGCTGCATCTTGAGTTGCGCGCTGGCCTCATCTCAGATTTGGTGATGCAGCCGCAATTCTGGTTTGTCATTGACGGCAAGCAGGTCAAGCATGGCAATGGGCGGCGCGTTGGTTATCAGGCTGACTTTGCCTATCTGCGCGATGGTCAGCAATGTGTTGACGATGCCAAGGGCTTCACGGTCAGGGATTGGCCGCTGCGCAGAGCAATTTTTTTGGCGCTGTTTCCTGACATCCGGTTGCGCGAAGTATGAGGCCAAGTGCTGCCCCGGCTGTCTGGCCCTATATGAGCCACCGGACAATGGCTGAGGTGATGCGCGCAGACGAACGAGCCGAAAAAGAACGGCAGCGCAAAAAATCGCTTTCGGATAAAAAATCTGATTGCTAGGTAAGAGCGAGCGGGGAGTGCGCTAAGGGAGGACACGCACTCGACCCGCTCTAACATTAACCCTTATGCGGAAGGTTACTGCTATGCAGCGTGATACACAGGTGAACGGATATGGACAAGGGGTCTTGTCTTGAGCCGTCATAGTTTTGACCCTGAGATTGCTGGCAAGGTTGGATTGAATGCCGCCGTCATCTATCAGAACATCCTTTGGTGGGCAGAGAAGAACGCTGCCAACGATAGGCATTTCCATGATGGCCTCTGGTGGACATATAACAGCATTGCGGCTTTTGCTGACCTTTTCCCCTATCTGACAGGCAAGCAAATCAGGACTGCCTTGGACAAGCTAGAGCAGGATGGATTGCTGGTTAGCGGGACATTCAACAACTCTGCCTATAACCGGACAAAGTGGTATGCACCGACTTGCCTTAGCGGGCATTCCCATTTGCCCAAAAAGGCAAATGAAGTTGCCTCAGAGGGCAAATGTATAACAGATAGTAAACCAGTTGGTAAACCAGTTGGTATTATAGCGAACGGCCAACCAAGCCCTGATTTGCCTGATTGGATGCCAATGGAGGCATGGGAGGGATGGCTTGAAATGCGCGCCAAGATGCGCAAACCATTGACCAGCAGGGCCATGACAAGGGCCATCAATAAATTGGAGCAAATGAGGCAGGGCGGCACCAACATTGCGGAGGTGCTTGACCGCAGCACAATGAGTGGCTGGACTGACCTATATGACATCAAGGGAGACAGGAATAATGGAACGAGACACGCAAAGCAGGACGGGGTTGATGCGGCCCTCGACAATCTCTTTGGAGGCGCTGCCAGAACGGCTGACAGACAGCCAGTTGGGCGAATTGGTGGCCCTGACCAGAGAGCCATTGCCGCCACCTGAGGCTTGCGATGACCAGCACTTTGCCAAGTGCTTTCGTCTGATGAGCGCGGTGCTGCCAAAGCAGTCAAAAGATGAACTTGCTGGCAAGCTGTTTGTCGCTGGCTATCAGCGCATCCTGCAAAGCTATCCAAAGGACGCAATCAGCTTTCTGGCAGAACAGGCAATGACCCGCTGCCGCTGGTTTCCGACCATTGCGGAGTGCATCGACATTTTGCAGGAATGGCGGCGCAGCGATGCTGAGACCCGCAAGCGCAGCCAGATGTTGCAAGCCATCCGCCGTGAACAGGAGACACGCCACATTGAGCAGCGCGAAGCGTCACGCAATTTGCAACCGCTGACTGCCGATGATGTGGCCGCATTGCCTGAGCCTATGATTTCACTTGGCATCTCATGCGGCGCGCTGAGGCGGCTGGACGATGGCACAGTTGTTTTGAATGAGGGACAATGACGATGATTTATGCAGACCGCATCCGCCAATGGGCGGCAGACCGAAACTTGATTGATGGCAGCGATGTCAAAAGCCAATTTGTAAAGCTGATGGAGGAAGCCGGGGAACTGGCCTCAGGCATTGCCAAGCAGCGCGATGAGGAGATTGCCGATGCCATCGGTGATATGTTTGTTGTCCTGACCATCATTGCCGCTCAGAAGGGCATGGACATTGAGGAGTGCATTGCCGGGGCATGGCTTGAGATTAAAGACCGCAAGGGCCGCATGGTGGATGGCGTTTTTGTGAAGGAAGCCGATGCCTAAGACAGACTATAAGCGCCCAATCTGGTGCGACCATTGCAACGCTGAAATTGCACCATCTGGCATCCGGTCATGTTTGCGCAAGACCTGCCAGACTAAAGAGGTTCTTGAGGAGCGTTTGAAGTGATGCCGCTCAATAAGGGACGCAAGCCGCCGCATGAATTTGTGGATGTCATGCTGCGCAACGGCATGATTGCCAGAGGCATAAAGGCTGACGGATGGCGCTGGAAACCTTGGCCCACAGGACCGCATGACTTTGATATTCTGCGATGGAGACCATCAAAATGACAAATAATGCAAAAAAGATGCAAAGAGGGCTTTACATATAAAATCAGGGCGACTAGAGAAATTGAACCAACAGGGCGCTTCGCCCGCCAACTCGGAGACTGACCATGAATGTTATCGAATTTACCACTGCCCGGATGGAAGAATATCGCGCCACCAACAAGAACCCATGCAAAAACTACGCGACCAAGGAAGCTGCCGAAAAGGCAACAGCCATCATGGCGCAGCGCACCGCAACTCATTTTGACCGCCGTGGCCGCGCTGATTGCAAGCCAGCCCGCTATATTGTTTTTTACAATGAGGCATGGGGCCGCTGGGTTGGTGCAATTGACCTGACCGAATTGTTGCGCCGTTATGATTGCACTGGCGGCTATCTTGGTTTTTGCTCAAGCAACGGCTTTTTCACATATTAACCAAAAGGGGCTTCGGCCCCGCCTTTTAGGAGACTGACTATGACCACCATGCAAACCATCAAGGCAATCTGGAACTCGCAACCGACCAGTGAGAAGGTCTTTGGCATTGCCTTTGTCTTTATCGCTCCAATCCTGTTCACCGCCATTTGGGTCATCACCCCATGATTAAGGACGCCAGAGACGTAAAGCGGGCAAGAGCCTCATTGGGCATGACCGTGAATGACTTGCGAGACGCTTTGCGATTGAGCAGCAGCACAGGCAACCGGGTTGTCAGGCGATGGGAGACTGGGGAGGTGCCTATCACTGGCCCCGCTGCCGTTGCCATTGAGGCCATGCTGGCTGGCTTTGTGCCTGAGATGCCAGACGATATGGATAGATGAAAAAGAAAGGTGACAATGACGAACCATCAAATCACAGAAGCGGCCCGCAAAATCTGCGCGGCCCAAGCCTTGAAAAGCAGCAGCAACGATTGGAAGCAGTATATGTCCGGGAATTGGGATGATACGGTTTGGATGCGCCTCGTTGTGCAGGGCATCAAGCGCGGCCTTGATGAGCAAGCCAAATGAGCATTAAGGAAATGACCATTTCCGCCGCGAAACTGCCGCCACCAACTATCGTCATTCAAGCAGACTTTGGCCCTCCGCTGCTTACAATCCGTCCGAACGGCGTTGTCGAGGGTAAGATTGAGAACGCAGGTGAAGCGGCTCGGTTGTTTGTAGAACACATCCGCAAATATATTGCGGAGCCACAGGCCGATGCACTTAAAACAATGCGGGACGCATTGGATGGCTGGCGGGCAATGTATCAGCTTGCGCCACCACACCCTGACATTGCGCCTGATATTTGGCAAAATATGATAGACCGGACAGACGCCGCGCTAAAGGAAAGCAAATGACTGACGACGACAAGGCGCTGGTGGAGCGGCTGCGGGCGTGGGAGCCGCTGGTATCTAACGGCCATGAGGTTCCGGCTGCGGGAGTGTCTATGTATGAAGCCGCCAACCGCATCGAAGCCCAAGCGGCAGATATAGAGCGGCTGAAAAATAGCGTTAGGTTTCCGACTAGCGAAGAAGAAGCTGTTGCCATGTTCATGGTCAGTGAAAGCTGGCTGCGTGGCAACGCTCCGCATCTCTTTACCGCCAGCGCAGCACTTGGAGAGACGGAATGACAGACGATGAAGTGCGCAACGCATTGGCGGACATCGTGGCAATCGACCACGGCAACCCGGAATTTATCAGGCAAATTCGCAGCGGTGAGCAGGATGATAATTGGATTGTCAGAATTGCATTTGCCATTCGTGATAAGCTGACAGGCATTATTGCATTTGGTATTTGTCAAAATGAAAAGGGATGTATAACAAGAGCCAATGAGCAATTTAAAAATTGAACAGCGCATTGTCGCTGACTTAATCCCGTATGCCGCAAACAGCCGCACACATTCCGACGCCCAAGTCGCTCAGATAGCGGCAAGCATAAAAGAATTTGGATGGACAAACCCTATTCTGATTGATGGCGATAATACAATCATTGCTGGGCATGGGCGCTTACTCGCTGCTCGAAAGCTTGGCATGGATACAGTGCCAGCCATTATCCTTGACCACCTGACAAAAGCACAGCAACGCGCACTTGTGATAGCCGACAACCAGCTTGCGCTAAACGCAGGGTGGGACATGGATATGTTGAAAGCAGAGATTGAAGACCTTAATTTAGATAACTTCGATATTAATTTGCTGGGATTTGATGAAAAATTCATTGATGGATTGCTTGAACCAGAACCATCGGCTGGGTTGACCGACGATGACGCTGTTCCTGAAGTGCCTGAAACGCCAAAGACAGTTTTGGGTGACGTGTGGGTTCTTGGAAATCACAGATTGATGTGCGGTGATAGCACAAGCATTGATGCGCTTGAAAAGCTAACGCAGGGCAATTTAGTTGACATGTGGCTTACAGACCCGCCTTATAACGTGGCTTATGAAGGCAAAACAAAAGACGCATTAACCATTCAAAATGATAGCATGACGGACGATAGCTTCCGTGCTTTTTTACGAGATGCTTATGTTGCGGCTGATGCTGTTATGAAAAGTGGTGCTGTTTTTTATATTTGGCATGCCGATAGTGAAGGCTATAATTTTAGGGGTGCTGCTTACGACGCAGGATGGAAGGTTCGTCAGTGCCTTATCTGGAAAAAGTCGACAATGGTAATGGGCCGTCAAGACTATCACTGGAAGCATGAACCTTGTTTATATGGCTGGAAGGATGGGGCCGCGCACCTTTGGGCAACTGACCGCAAGCAAACAACAATTCTTGAGTTTGACAAGCCAACCCGCAACGGTGAACACCCGACCATGAAGCCAGTCGAACTTTTTGCGTATCAGATGCTGAACAACACAAAGGGTTCAGATATCGTTTTGGACAGCTTTGGCGGTTCTGGGACAACAATTATTGCCGCAGAAAAGCATGGGCGCGTTGGTTATTTAATGGAACTAGACCCAAAATACTGTGATGTCATCATTAAGCGTTGGCAGGACTTCACTGGTCAAAAAGCAATTCACGCAGAAACAGGGGAAGCCTTTGATGGCTGATGTTAAACTGACCGCAAAGCAGGAAGCATTCTGTCAAGCTATAGCTGATGGCATGGGGCAAGCAGACGCTTATCGCATCGCTTATGACGCTCAAGGAATGAAAGATAACACTATTTATTCCAAAGCATCTGTGCTCATGAGCGACGGAAAGGTTACGGCAAGGGTCGCAGAATTAAAAAAGGCCTTGTCAGAGAAGCAACTTTGGTCGCGTGAAATGTCCGTAAAAGGGCTTGTTGCGGCGTATAAGGTTGCCAGTAGCGGCAAAAACGCATCTGGAATGACGGGCGCAATTAAAGAGTTAAATGCCATGCACGGGTATAATGAACCCGCCAAGCTATCAGTCGATGTTCGCGCATTGACGCCTATTAAGGATGAAGACTGGCTTTGACATTCACTCCAAGCCAAAGCGATTTCATTTATAGCACAGAACCATTCCCTGCTTTCGTCGGTGGCTTTGGTTCTGGCAAGACGGCTGCGGGTATTGCACGGCTAATGCGCTTAAAGCGTTATTGCCCGTATCAGGATGTGGCATATTATTTGCCAACCTATCCGCTGATTGAAGACATCGCATTCCAACGCTTCCCAGCTTTGTTCGAGCGCAACGGTATCCCGTTTAAGCTAAATCAGCAAAAGGCTGTGCTTGAAACGGATATAGGCCGCATCATCTTTCGCAACATGGAACAACCTGACCGCATCGTTGGTTATGAAGTGGCTCACAGCATTGTCGATGAACTTGATACCCTGCCCATTGAAAAGGCACGGTCTGTTTGGAACAAGATTATTGCCCGTAACCGCCAAAAGGCTTTCACCATGAGCGGCAAGCCTGTTCGCAATACTGTCGGCGTTGCAACTACGCCTGAAGGTTTCCGTTTTGTTTATGACCGCTGGGTAAAAAATAAGGCAGAAGGCTACGTTCTTTATAAAGCTAAAACATCCGACAACGCTGCAAACCTTCCGCCTGATTACATCCAGAACTTGCAGAACAGTTACAGCGCCAGTTTGCTTGCTGCATACCTTGATGGTGAGTTTGTTAATTTGACAGCTGGAAGCATATATCCAGAATTTGACCGCAAGCTAAACATAACGTTTGCGACCATTGAACAGCGCGAACCGCTCCACATCGGTATCGACTTTAACGTCAATAATATGAGCGCAGTCGTGTGCGTGATACGGAATGGAGATCCGCTGGCACTGGATGAATTGTCTGGTGTGCGCGATACGCCGACGCTGATACGCATATTGCAGGAACGCTTTGTTAATCACCAGATAACGGTTTATCCTGACGCTTCTGGCGGCGCGACCAAAAGCGTTAACGCCAGCCTATCAGATTTAACGCTGCTTCGGTCTGCTGGTTTCACAGTGTTGGCAAATAATAAAAACCCTGCGGTCAAAGATAGACTGATGGCAGTAAACCAAATGATTTACAGTCAAGGTAAGCGGCGGCTGTTGGTTAATCCTGACAAATGCCCCAATACCGTTGAGGGATTGGAGCGTCAGGCATATGATAAGAAGGGTGAACCAGATAAAACCGCTGGCTTCGACCATCTAAATGATGCACTCGGCTATTTCATCGCCTATAAGTATGCTATTGGACGGGGAACTGTTACATTCGCGCAAATCGCAGGGGTCTAAATGAGCGTCACCACAACCCATAAAGCGTATGACGAAAACCGCTATAAGTGGCAGCGTTGCCGCGATGTTGTGGCGGGCCGTGATGCCATCATCAAGAACCTGAGGACATCAACCCGCTACACCGGGAGCCTCTATAATCCTGTCTTTACTGGCAATGATTATCTGCCGCGATTGTCGAACCAGACTGACAGCGAATATATGGCGTATCAGGAGCGGGCCAACTTCTTTAACGCAACTGGCCGCACACTTGATGCCTTCACTGGCATGATTTTCGCCAAAGACCCTATCATCAAGCTGCCGACTGCCATTGAGCAGTATGAGAACGATATAAGCCTTTCCGGCATCAACCTGCGCGAATTTTCGGAGCAGGTGGTTGACCAGCAGCTTGCGGTTGGCCGGGTTGGCATCATGGCTGACTTTCCTCAGGTTGAGCCAAATGGCCTGACCGTGGCGATGGCTGAGGCGCTAAACGTCCGCCCATTCCTGCGCTGGTATTCAGCGGAAAGCATTATCAACTGGCGCGTCAGCTACATCAACGGCGCTGAGGTTCTGACCTTGGTTGTCTTGCGTGAGACGGCCAATGAGCCAAAGAATGAGTTTGAGGTGACAGAAGTCACCCGTTATCGCGTCCTTGACCTGACCAATGAGGGTTATCGCCAGCGCGTCATGGATGAGGATGATAATGTCCTGAGTGAAGTTTTCCCGCTCAAACAAGGGGTGCGGATGAATTTCATCCCGTTTGTCATCCTTGGTGCCAACAGCGCGTCCCCTGATGTGCAGAAGCCGCCCATGCTGGACTTGGTGGACACGAACCTTGGTCACTATCGCAACAGCGCGGACTATGAGCATGGTTTGCACTTCACTGGCTTGCCGACCCCTTATGTCGCTGGCGTCCAGCTTGGCGAAGGTCAGGCGCTTTCCGTTGGCTCAATGACGGCATGGGTATTCCCTGACCCGTCAGCAAAGGCAGAATATCTTGAGTTTAAGGGTGATGGCCTCAAGACGCTGCGCGAAGCAATGAAGGACAAGGAGCAGCGCATGGCTGTCCTTGGCGCTCGTATGTTGGCTGACGATAAAAAGACCAGTGAGGCATTCGGCACCATTGAACTGCGCACCGCTGGTGAGCGGTCTATTCTGGCCTCAATCAGCCGTGCTGCATCGGACAGCCTGACCCGTTGCCTCAATTGGATGGCTGAATGGGTTGGCGCGCCAGCCGATGCCAGCCTTGTCCTCAACACTGACTTTGGCGCTGCGCGGATGCAGCCTCAGATGGTCACGGCTCTGCTCTCTGCTTATCAGGGCGATGCAATGCCGTTGTCCGTCCTCTTTGAGAATTTCCAGCGTGGCGAACTGGTCAATCCAGAGATGGAGTTTGAGGAATATGAGGCGCAGCTTGCCGACCAAGGGCCTAGCTTCGATAGTCCATCTCCTCCTGATGAGACAGACCATAGCCAAGCCCAAGAGCAGGGCTTGATGGACAACATCCGCCGCCGCTTGGGGCTTTAAGCCGTGGCGGTCAGTGAGGAAATCATTGCCTCACTTGTAGAGGCGGTTGCTGCACTTAATCAGCGGGTGAACGATGCCGCCTCGCGTCCCATGATGCCGGGGCCGCAAGGTGATGCTGGCCCGCAAGGGGAGCCGGGGCAAGATGCACCTCCTGTTACGGACGAACAAATCAAAGCTGCTGCTGTTGCTTGGCTACAGGACAACATCCAGCAGCCAGCAGACGGCGCAGACGGACGCGATGGCGCAGACGGTGCAGCAGGACGCGCACCAACTGAGCAGGAAATCCAGATTGCCGTTGACCTCTGGTTTGAGATTAACAGGGAAAGTCTGCGCGGCCCCGCTGGCAAAGACGGTCAGGATGGCGCTGATGGCCGTGACGGGGCTGATGGCCGCAATGGCCGTGATGGCCGTGATGGGGCTTCTGGTGCTGACGGTGTTGGCGTGGCTCTTGTTG